ACGTTCTCTCCGTCTATCCATTGTGACTCTGCACCTGTTGATGTAACTTGTTTATTAAAACCCGGTAAAAACCCTAATTTTTGTAACATGTAATATAATCCTTATAAAGGAGACAGTAGGTATGGTGGATTACTGTCTCCATCATAGGGATATATCATCGTTTAAACCAAGATGGAAGACCTAAATGTAAGCGTTTGTCAAACATATTATCTTTAGACCCTGGAGTTTTACGATTGTTATAATGAAGAAATACTTGAACACAGTCTTTACCTTTAAATTTTTCTCGCCAATGTTCTAATTCACAACCGGAATATACTAACATATCTCCTGGTTTTAAATTTATTTTAATACCTTTCATATCTTCTTTTCCTGATGGTTCTAAATAAATTGGCCAATCATCACCACCAAGATTCATTGTAGTAGATATCTCACAACTAAATCTATCTTTATGTCTTTTAAGTTCATCACCTTTTTTATAAATTCTTGCATAGGTATAAGCTGGGTATAATTTTAATCCTGTTGATTTTTCCATATCGGGTTGACATTTTAACATTAAAGTTTCAATCGCTATATCAGAATAGCTTGAATAAGTATTTGGAACCTGAGCATCTGCTTTTTCATACTCACCTAATAATGTTTCAAAAGGTGAAATGTATCTTTGATTGAGGCATGTATCTAACACTTTTTTTTTCATATGAAAATAGTTGTATAAGAATAAAGCTAAATCTTTATCTATTGCCTGTTTTATAACTATGTATTTATTTTTTTTAAACGACATCTTTAGCCATTTGTTTTGGTATTGCTTGAATATTCCAATGAATAAATCTAAAAGGCTCAATACCATGATCTACTGAAAACTCGTGTTCTAAATATCCTGGAAATATAATTAACGTTCCAGGTTGAGGTTTAAAATGAATTAGTTCATTACCGTTAAGAATTTCTTTTGTATTAATTTTCATTTTTAATTTAGTTGATCTTGCTCCTGTCCTTGGTTCATGAAATACAGGCATTGATGTTTTTTCACTTGCTTTTAAAAAATAAAATCCTGAAACATGTTGGTTCCAATGAATGTGCGCAGAATGATGCCCACCTCCTTTTTTAGCAAACTCTTGCACCCATAACTCACTAAACATAGTCACATATTCTGCCATATCATAACCTTGATGATCTAAATATTCCCAAGATTTTTGACCAACGTAGTCTTTAAAATCTCTAAAATTATTATCAACTGTTAAAGGTGTTGAGTGATAGGATCTTCCAAAATCACCGTATTTTTTTATATATTTTTTTTCTCTTGTTTTTGCATCTTTAATATATTTGTTGGTAGCTTTAGTTAAAGATTTTAAAAACTCTGGTTTTTGTTCAAACCAAATAGGTGTTTTAAAATATTCGTCTATATTCATATTATTTAAATGGATATCCTAGGTTCCACATCACCAATGAATATCTTGTTCCTTTCGTTACAGGTTTAACTCTATGCCATACAAATGATGGAAACACAATAACAGATCCTTTAGGTAAAATTTCTGTTGCTTGTTTTAAATGTTTGGCTTCTTCTCTCATGTGTGGAGAGTAGTTTCTAAAATCAAATTCTAGTTCTCCACCTTCATACTCAGACCCATCGGTTAATTGACAAGTCATAGATAGTTTTCGAATCTTACCATTGTCGGGTCCTTCTTTTTTATAAGGTTTATCCCAAGAATCACAATGCCAATCATAATATTGATTAAGTTTATATTTTGTAAACTGACAAGATTCAGATCTATCCCATTCATAATTCCAACCGGCAGCTTTATTAGCTTCGTGAATATAAGGATGTACTTCTTTATAAATCCAAGTATCATCTAACCAAACTAAATCAGAGTTTCTTTTTCTTTTCATATCTTTAATTTCTTCCTTACTTAAAGGTTTACCACCTTTTGATCTTTCGTATCCGCCAGTAATAGCCATTTGTTCTTTTTGTTGATTAGCATAAGCTATAACTTCATCACAAAATTTAGGTGTCAACGCACCACTAAAATACCAGTAATAATTAGATATATTCATAAGTTATTGTTTGTACAAAATTTAAATTATTTTTTTGAGTATTGGTTAAGTAATACATATTAGTTGATGGAAACATCATAAACATATTATTTTTAAGTTCTATGTCCCAACTTTTACCTTTACGTCTATTGTCATCAAAATGTATTCTAACATTACAGTCTTTGACTTTAACACCGTAAAGCATAGTAAAGTCTGGAGAGTTTCGTAAATCTACTGGATCAATATTTAATAATGGAATTGTAGTCTCACTAGGTTTATAAATATTTCCCCACGTTTCTCTGTTAACTAAATTGATACGATGTTCAAGACGAATAAAATCTATTATATAGGTATTTAATTTATCCCAAGTTCTTGAAAACTGTATTTTTTCATTAGTTAAATCGGAATGTAAAATGTGATGAGCTAAATCATTTCGATCAATATCCCAATGTATTGGCATATCAATATTACCATAAAATAAACTTTGTTCTGTTAATACTTTCTTTTGCATACCACTTTTTAAAATAGTTTATAATTTATATTTTGTCAAATTTAAAGTTATAGGCTAAAGAAATTCTATAACTTTTTGAATTATTTTGAGTAACTAAATGTTTCATATCACCTTTAAACATTATTAATTTACCAGGTTCAGTATTAATTATATAACTTCCCCAAGTAAATATATTATCTTGCGCAGGGATGGGTGAATATAGTGAGTTTGTAACTTTAGGTTTTAAAATTAAATCTCCTGAATCTTGCGACCCTGTAAGAAAATAAACTGCAATAAGATCATCTCTTTGTTCGACGTGATCATGTTCTTCTTGATGATCGTGTTTTTTATAAAAATTAAACCAACTATTTGTACAATTTATTTTGTTATTTTTAAAACCAATTTTATTAGCAAAATTTGTTATTTCTTTATAAATCCATTTTGTAATAGGATCAAAAGATTTATTTTTATGAATATCAAAAGTAGAACAAGTATTATAAGGAGCTGAAGACCAGTTACTTCCTCCTGTTTTTATTTTATTTTTTAATTTATTACATGTTACAACTATATTTTTTTCAATTAATGAATGATTTTTATTAGTGATAATAGCTAAAGGTTGGGCAAATAAAGGTATAATATTCATAGTATTTCAAAATCTAAATTTAATGTTTGTCTTAAACCTTTACCTTGAGGATAAGTTCCGTGAATCATATCAATTGGAAAAACAAAAATATCTCCTTCTTTAGGAGTGATAAAATCATAACTTTCATTTAAAATATATGTAAAATCTCCAGCTTGTTTTTTTGGAACTTTTAAATAAATAACTGTTGCTAAATGAGGGTAGTGTTTTTTATTATGTCTATGTATAGTATGATAACTTCCTTCTCTTCCATAAACAGTCCAAGCATTAATTAAATTTAATTTTTTATTTAAAAAAAATTGAATGTCTTTAGATATTTTTTCTATTTTAGAAAGATCTTTTATAAAATATTGTTTAGAGTTTTTACCTTTTGTACTTTGGTATTTTAAATTTGTAGGTTTAGTTTTTTTAATTAAACTATCTATAGTTTTTTTATAACCTGTAATATCTATCGTTCCCGATAAAAAACTTTGCATACCACCACCATTTTTAATTTATGCTCCAATGTCTGTCAAGTCCCAAGTTGTATTAGCTTCGTTCCAAATATAATACCATCTGTGAGTATCTGCTGTATTTTGTGAAGTTTGTTCTTCAGTTAATGCTGGAGCATCACCAATTGGTGATTGCCATCTAGCTTCTGAAGTATTTTTTACCCAAGATTCATGTGGTTTTTCAGGCCAAAAAATTTGATTATCTTCGTCCCAAGTATAACCTATACCCGCGTAATTTCCTCTTAATGCTTTTGATTGATCTGACGATTCAGAACTAGTTTGAATACCTTCTGCATTAGTTGTTGTAGTATAATGTTTACCACCAGATGTATTGTAAGATGTTTGAATCCATAAATGTGAAGGCCAATTATTATGTGTTTCTAAATAAGTTTGTCCAATAGTTTCTTCTTCCACACCATCAGCATTTAACATGTCTTTATTATCTAAAGTTAATACTGTTAGCACTTCGTTTGTTTCTGATATTTTTGCAAAATGTGCCATATTATTTTCCTATCTAAATTTGTATCTTAATATTACTACACCGGATCCACCATTTCCACCACCATTAGTGCTTGTACCACCGCCGCCTCCGCCGCCGCCTACTCCATCTGTTCCGTCTATTGCACGTGATGCGCTTCCTGATCCTGATCCACCACCACCAGGTCCACCACCACCTGGATCACTACCTGATCCACCACCGCCACCACCTGATCTTGTTGTTGGTGTACCAGTAATACCACTAGGAATTCCAGGTCCGCCATTTCCAGCATTACTGTCTCCAGTTCCGTTACCACCAACTGCATTTGCACCACCGCCACCACCGGCACCAATACCAGTTCCAGGACCTCCTCGGTTACCCGGTAAAGCTCCAGCACCATTTCCTCCATCATTTCCTTGAGGTGGACTAACGGGAGGATCATTTCCTGATCCACCAGATCCTCCTGCGGGAGGAACGTCAAGTCCGGATCCACCACCACCAGATCCTCCTGAACGTGCATTAACACAAAAAAGAGTTGCACCTCCACCACCACCTGCTGATGTTATAGGAAAAGCTGTAGATACACTACCACTTGTACCTCTAGTAGGAGAACTGGGGCCTCGGGCTCCACCACCTCCAACTGTTATAGGATATCCTTGAACTGATATACTTACTTTGCCTGGAGCTGGACTTGGGAAAATTTCTCTATATCCACCACCGCCACCACCGCCGCCATAACCACCACCGCCACCGCCACCACCTGCAACTATTAAATATTCAATGACATTAGTTGGTGAGGTATTTATTGCTGAAACACAAAAAGTTCCTGGTCCTGTAAAAGTATGTACTCTAAAATCTCCATCACAAGTTATTGTTCCACCCGTTGCTTCAATAAGAGCAGGGTCACTTCCTCCAGCACCAAATCCTAAAACTTGATAACCAAAAGATTTACCTCGAGTTGATTTTTTTTTATTTGAACTCTT